CGCCCGGCCGGGAAGCAGACGGCGTTGGCTGCGCTCAGCAACGTCTGGAACCAGCGAGTCTCGGTGGCGTTGTTCACCAGCACGACGGCTTGTGCAACATTACTGTTCCGGTGGTGGCGCACGAGCGTCTCACAGAACTGCTGGATCAAGGGCTGCGCATACGGCGGGTTCATGAAGACCCGGCCGCTCCAGGGCTGCCTCAGCCCATCATCTTCGGCGGTGTAGAACCGGGTTGCCTTGACCACCCGGTTGGCCTCCTCGCTGGACGCTGGGTCGAGGTCGATGCCTCCCATCACGGCGACGGTCCGCTCGACGTACTCGGCCGGCGTATACCACTCATTGTCGCCGGAGTTTTGGGTCACGTGTGGCTTCGCCAGCGTCTGCCTCGCTTGCTCGATTTGTGTTGGCGTCGGGTTTTCGCCGAGGGATTTGGCGGCCTGGACAATCTTCTGACGAGAGGCCTCGACAAGGCTGCCTGCCGCCTCCCGCTGGAGGCCGAGCTTGTCAACCGCTTCGGCGAATTGGCCGTCACGTCGGATCGTGCGCTCATCCACGCCGTGTTCAGAAGCCAGACGCTCGGCAGTTGATTCCAAGTGGGCGTTCTGTCCACTTGAAAAACGGCTTCTTCGGTCGCCGCCGTGTCCCCTCTTCAGCCGATTGTACCGCCGCCCTCGCAACAGGCTCGTCTGCTCCGGCGTCAAGTTTCGACGGCCGAGTTGGTGAGCGTCGATCCAATCGGCGGCCGCCTCTCTGTCCGGAAGGCTCAGCTCGCGAGTCTCGTAGTCGATGCCGTAGCGGTCGCAGATCTCCTTGCGGTTGTGGCCATCGAGCAAGATCTGTTGTTCAGCCCAAACGATCAGCGGATCGAGGCACCCGTCACGTAGCAGGTTCTCTTCGAGTCCGGCCCGCTCTCTATTCGTGAGGGGCGGGATCAAGCTCCGAAAGTCTTTGTCCGCAACGATGTGGCATTTCGCGGCACATACCATCGTGACTATTCCTCCTGTCGGCTGGATTGCTCCGGCTGCGTCTCTTCGCAATGGACATCAGCGCCGGCCCCGGTATCCTCCTCATCACCCTCGGAACGACTCGTCGCCTTTCTCATGGCCTGCAGCAACGACACGATTGCGCAGTTCTCTTCGATCTCAGCCACGCCGCCACCGCCTGGGCCGAACGCTCGCTCAAGAGCCTCCCGGCCGATGGCATCCTTGATCAGCGGCCCGAGCGTCGGGTCCTGCATCTCCTCGTACGTGACGCTCAGAATCGGCTGTCGCCGAGCCTCGATTGCCTTCTCACGCTCTGCATCACACATCATGCATCCCGACCCTCGGCACCAGGTACATCCGGCAAAGGCACCCTTAAGACGCGGTCTGGTCATCGTCATCCTCCTTAGTCAACGAAACGTTGTATGTCGGCATGTCGCTCAGCTCCGCAGGCAGCACTCCGCGGCGGACCATTTCCTCGAAATGGATGATGAACATCGCGTTGCACATTACGGCTGCCATGTGGTCCTCGTCGCGGCAACCTTGCTGGTACTTCATCAGGTGGCGAGCCAGCGAAGCGACGCACCGCGAGATGGGGATTCCCTGCTCCCAATTGCGTTCCCGGTACTTGACGGCTCCGAGGCGCAGCCAGTGGCCCAGGCGCTCCATGGCGAACGGGGAGACCAGATCGGGCCGAGGCTTGTCGTCGGCCGTATCGCGAACTGCGCCGGTGGCAAACGTATCGCGGTTTCCGCTGTCAAGCATGCTTGTCATCTTGCTAAGTCCTCCACTTGAAAACGGGCCGAAGCCGACGGGCGCTTGCGGCCGTACATCTTGCCGTGGTAGTTGAACTGCCCCTTGATCACCGCGACCTGCTCCACGTGAAAGTAGTCCCATTGACTCCAGACGACACTCCAGCCCGATTGCCAATCAGGCGCCGTGATGTATTCCGGATCGAGAAGGCAGACGCAGCCGTTCTCCCAGGCTGCATAGGTGTCGTTGATGTCGCGGTGGTAGAATGCCCCGAGCCTGTGCGTGTGGCCCGAAATCACGCAGCATCCGAAACGTTCGAAGTTCCCGCGTGCCGAGTTGCCGGACCACTTGCGGGCCAACTGGCCGTGTGTGAACAGGAGCGACCCAACACGGTATGGCCGATCTTGCGCCTGATAGCGAATCTTCAGGGACTTGAAATCGAGCAGCGTCTCCAGACGCAGGGCACGCAAAAGGGCCAGTGCCTTAGCCTCCGTCCGCAGGTATTTGCGCAGCCGGAATTCATGGTTCCCCTCGGAGTAGATCAGCCTGGCCGCCGGGGCGGCGTTGCGGACCTCCCGGAGGAAATCGCGCGTCGCGTCCAGGTCCTGCTGGAGATCTTCTCGGCGCGCTGGGTCCTTCTGAAATCTGCTAATGCTATAGAAATCCCCGATGTCCCCGAGCAGGTGGACCGTGCCCGGCCGATGCTCGCGGATGAACTCCAGGAGCATCTTGCAGACGTCCTTGTCCTGAAACGGGACATGCACGTCGGAGATCACGACGCCCATGCGGCGGTCGATCAAAGGCTTTCGCTTGGTCATCTACGGCTCCTAGAATGGCACATCTGCAACGCTGTATCTCATGGCCACGTGCGCCGGAACCGGTTCCGGCTTCTCGCCCAGCTCGTAGGCAATGATCTTGTCGAACTTCTCGCCGGTTACACTGCGGACGGTGATCCGCTTAGTCGGACATACACCGCCGCCGTTGGCGATATCGACGGCCCGTTGTGCCGTGGCGGGCACCGGATCGTTCGATCGTTGCTGCCACCACTCGACGGCCTTCTGCCGTGCCCAGCCGTAGTGCTCAAACGCAATCCACTCCGACTTGTACTGGTTGAAGCCGACGCGATAATCGACCCGCATGGTCTTCGGCGCGAACTCGTCGGCCCCGCGCTTGGTGTGGACTGAGAAGACAACGCCCTGCACCTCGAACACGGTATCGGTGGCCTGCCCGGAGAGAATGCCTTCCGACGATGCCTTGTCGTCGTGTTTCTGTTTCTCTGATTCCGGAAAAAGATAGCCACAGTCCGGACAGGTGGCGTACCCGGCCGCGATTACCGAATGGCACTTCGGGCACTCTTTCGCCGGAGCATCGCCGTTTCCTGAGCCGTTGCCCTCTTTGACCTTGATCTGGTCCACAGGTCCGTGGCGAAGGATGTTCCCTCCGTAGTCCAACACGATGCAATTCTTCTTGCCCGGGTGGAGACGGAAGCCCCTACCGACCATCTGGACGAACAGCCCCGCGGAGGCGGTAGGGCGAAGGAGAACCACCGCGTCGATGCTGGGTACATCGGTACCCGTCGTGAGGCAGTTGACGTTGACCAGGTACTTCAGCGGCTCCTGGGAGTCGCCGAACAGATTGGCGGGTACTTTCTCGCCGCGAAACCGGGCCAGTAGCTCGTCCCGCTCGCCACTGGGCGTATCGCCGGTGACCAGGCCGCACTCGACCTGATGCTTCTTCTGCAGGACCGACTGGATATGTTTCGCATGGGCGACACCGGCGGCGAAGATCAGGCACGTGTTGCGGTCCTGGGTGTAATGGATGATCTCCCGGCAGGCCGCCTCGACGAGTTCATCCTGATCCATCAACTCCTCGGCCTCGCTGGCGACGAATTCACCGCCGCGCATGTGGAGCCTCGAGGTGTCCACCTTCTTCAATCCCGCCTTGGTGACCAGCGGGCAAAGGTAGCCTTGGACGATCAGTTCCTTGACGCCCACCTCGTAGCAAATGGCATTGAGCAGATTATCCGGGCCGCAGATCATGCCCGACTTCATTCGATACGGTGTGGCCGTCAGGCCGATCAAACGGACGTTGGGATTGACCACTGTGGCGTCCGCCAGGAACTGGCGATACATGCCTTCACCGGCTTCGCCGGGAGGCAGCATGTGCGCCTCGTCGACAATGATCAGATCAAAACGGTCCAGTTCGCAGGCCCGTTTGTAGATCGACTGGATGCCGGCAACGATCACCGAATGCTGGGTATCCCGGCGTCGCAAACCGGCCGAATAGATGCCCACGTCGAGGTTCGGACATAGAAGGCGAATCTTCTCCGCATTTTGGTCCAGTAGTTCCTTGACGTGCGCCAGGACGAGTACGCGTCCACTCCAGCGCAGCACGGCATCGGAGGCGATTTGGGCAATGATCCAAGACTTGCCCGAAGCTGTTGGCGACACCACACATGGATTGTCATCCCGCTCGCGCAGATGGCGATAAACGGCGTCAACGGCTTCTCGTTGATACGGACGCAGAACTACCTGCGAGTCCTTCTGTGAAGACGTTCCACTTCTCACGGCAGTTCCCACCACACATTGCTCCATCTTCCGTCTCAACGGTCGTATCCCGACTTGCATGGTTGACCGCACATCATAGAGAACCCCAATTCGAGCCTCTCGCCATACGAGAGGTCGCGAGGCGCATGATCATCTTCCGCCCGACGATTTGCAGCTTCGACTGCCACCTCATGACGTCG